TTCAGGCGAAGCGTTATACAACGCAATGGCTGATTGATATTCTGTTCTTGCTCTACATTAACTAAATTTTATAACAATATAATAGAGTAAGATAATGGCTACAACGTGGACAGGTGGATTATCAACTGCTCACAATCGAGGCGGTACGGGTGTAAGCCCTATGGCTGGAACCATGAAATATGGTTCTCTCGATGAGACAGAGGCGTTTAAAATCCAGAAGAAATTTTTATCAATAGCGAAACGATCCATGATAATGGCTCGATTCGCACAAAAGGAGACAAAGGCTCAGAAAGAGGGGCTGGAGGTTAGGTGGAAGCGTTTTGAAAAATTCGCTCTGCCTATGGTTCCATTGGCTGAAGGTGTTAAGCCCCCAGCCGATACATTGTTGCAGACAATCATCAAGGTAAAATTGAACCAATATGGTTCATATGTTGCCACCACTGATGTGTTAGTTGCAGCAGCGACTGATCCTATTATTCAACAAGTCACAGAACGGCAATCAATTCAGGCTGCCGAGCTTATGGACTTCATCACATTTCTACATGCACGTTCAGGTACTCAAGCAGCTTATGCTGGTGGTACTACACGAGCAACAGTAGATGAAGAGATTGGTGGAACAACTGGTGATACTACTGGTTCGACCACAAATCTTCTTGATACGGCAGTCCGTACACTGGAGTATAATGAAGCTCGCAAGATTGCGAAGCAGATGACTCCCTCCGCTAAATACAATACTGAACCAGTACCTGAAGCATATGTTGCTGTGGGTCATACTGATTTACGTAAGGATATTGAGAAGCTTCCGGGTTTCATTCCTTATGTTAAGTACAGTAATAATGGTCAGCAAATGCTACCGGGTGAACTTGGTAGTGTTGGCGTAATTAGATTCGTACTTACAACTCAAGCTGCTCCCTTTGGTAGGCAACCAGATGGAACTGAGATTAAGGATACGAATATCAGTCATACTCAGGGTTCATATACTCCGGGTTATGGTTCGCCAGTATTTGGTCAGACTGTAACACAGGCTAGTCAGACTGTTTCTGATTCCACTAATTATGGTGAAGCAGGAACGGCTGAAGCAGAAGAGATCGGAGCAGCAATTTCAACTCTGAAGCTTGTTACAACAGTAGGTACTGCCAATGTACAGGTATATCCAATTGTTATTTTCTCAGCAGAATGCATAGGGTGTGTATCACTCTCTGGTTATGATGCTGTGATTCCTAAGGTCGTAATGCCACAACCGGCAGTTACTGATCCTTTGGGACAATCGGGTTCAGTTGGATGGAAGAGCTGGTATGCTTGCCAGATCCTCAATGAAGACTGGCTGTATCGTATAGAGTGTGGTGCATCTACTATTAGTTAATAGAGGTGAATGACACAACGATTTCAGGGGTGGGTTCCGCCTGCCCCTGTCTCAGAAGCAATAAGGGAAACGAGTATAATTGAAATTAACCATCTGAGTTTTGATGGTGGTAATGGTACTCTGATTACAAATGCTTACTTTGATCACTATCTTTATCCAGAAACTTTGCCGGAAAGAATATCAGTTATATTAACTGAACCATTCTTGGGTGTAGCGGCAGATATATGTGTAGGAAGGGTGAGCAGGGTAAAGGAAGAAAAGGAGTTATATTTAAAGTGGACTGGGTTACCGCAGGAACCACATTCGTTCCAGCAACGTCCAGAGTCCACATTTCTTCCACCGGACGGATCTAATAAAACGATCCGATTAACAGTCAGATTAAGGGGTAATGATCCTCCTACTTCTGGCAGAATTCTATTTTTTATTAAAACGAGGGCAATGATATGAGTGGCGAATTAGCAGGAGGATTACTTCCTACAGGAGAATATGGACATCAGATTAATAGTCCAATGTACGATTCAGGTCGCAGACAGAATGTATCTGTACATAAAACCTTCCAGAAGGATATGGCTATTGAAGTTGGTAAGGACTTAAAAACACCTGAAGGCTGGGGTTGTGTAGTTATTGGGTTTGGTGATGATCCATCTCAGATGGGGCCAGTTACAGTTACGCATAATGATTGGGTAATGAGATTCCCTAGGAATTCTCGCAGGGCTATACCTCCGGGTCATTTTAGTGTGCTTATGGATGCAGTCGAAACAAAGTACCATCAAGCTCAGGAAGGTTCACCATTAATTGGTTATGATGTTTGTAGGTATAATGTGCAGGTATTAAAAAGTCCTGACTCCATAAAGCTTGATAAAGATAAGGTTAATGCACAACTAGAAAGAGTTGAAGTTGAATGATTGAGTTAGTCGATATTAGATCACGGGTAACGACTGTTCTTCAGGATACAGGATATGTTCGTTGGTCAAAGACTGAATTAAACAATTATATTCATGATTCAGTCTTTGATCTTGTAAGGACTATCAGGTTACCTGTAGAAGATAGTGATGTAGTTATTAATTCTACTACTTATAAGATCCCACTTCCTACTACGCTTATGAGTATAAGTGGTGGGTCAATTAGTGGTAGGGAATTACCAGTTGTCACAACCTCTGAGATGAAAAAGCTTCATTCAGAGGGAAGGCTCCCAGCTAGTACAAAGGAGGGTGAGTATTCTGTGACTCAGATATTTGGCACTCCATTATATAATTCGATAACAGACTGGAGGATTGTAACAGGTACTCCTCAAGCACTTATAATTGACCAGAAGTCTTCAGATACTATAACTGTGTGGCCTATTCCAACTGTAGAAGCAACATTAAAGTTAACAGGTACGTCCCGTCCACCCAGAATGAGTGACGAGGTTCCATATCAGTACACAGATTCGACAGCTCCTTCTAGTCCTGTAGTAAGGATAATAGTTACAACCTTGCAGGGTTGGGTAGAGGGTACGTCAACAGATTTGGTTGATAATAATAGTTCATCATTGCTTTTTGATTCTACAGAACAAACTATTACTAACGGAACAAGTGTGTTTGATGTTTCATCAACTGATTACAAAACCACATGTGATATAGATCCAGTGTGGGTGGATGCACTTACATATGGAACATTGGAAAGGGCATATCTAAAGGAGCATGATTTAAGGAATGTTGAGAAGAGTGGATATTTTATGAATAAGAAGATGCAACTTATAGCAGATGCTCATCGTGTTGAACCATTAAACCCTGCTTCTATAACTGGTGGGATAAACTTAAATAGAATGATAGTGAGGAGATAATGGGAGTAAGTATAAAATTTAGGAGAGGAACTGCTGCAGAACATGGTTCATTTACTGGTGCAGAAGGAGAGATTACTGTCCTGAAATCGGCAGACTCAGCAGATGGAAATCCTTGGAGATTAAAAGTTCATGATGGAGTAGCAAGTTACACAGTCCCAACAATAGATAGTACAGATTCTTTAACTAATAAAACTATGACGAGTCCAAAGTGGGATGGAACAATTAGTGATACATCAAGTAATTCATTAGCCAGTATCACAGGAGGCCAGATAGTTTTTGCAGATGGAGCAGTAATATTAAACAATGCAGATGTTATTGATCAGGCTGCAACAAAAACTTTAGAGGCAATGATGGAAAGAGTTGCCAGAAAAAATCAAATGATATTAGGAGATTAATATGGCAGAAAGATATATGAGGTATGCAGAAAATTGTTTAGCTGGTGTTGAAAAAACTATATTCACATCACCTGCAAGTGATGATGCAACGCCAGCAGCAGCAGATTCAGTTATAATTGGATTTTACGTGGCATCAACTTCAACAGAGTCTAGTGAATTGACAGTTACGTTAACCAAATATTATGATGCATCAGTTGTTAAGTTAGCAGATACAATACCATTACCGGCAGATACCTCAGTAGATCTTATACCCGGTAAAATGATCCTTCAGCATGGATTAAATAATGCAGGTACTCCTGTACTAACAGGGGATATTATAAAAGTTACTTCAACAAAAACGTGTTCTGTGGTTTTATCAGTCATAGAGAGGGTCTAAATGTCAAAGAGTCCAGTATATATAGGTGCAGGCAGTGCCGAATTATCTGTCCAGTCTGCATTAAATATGGTTCAAGATGGGGAAGATAGTGCATCTTATCTTGAAACAATAGCAGATTGGGTTCACTTATCAGATGGGACTACTGTTGTTGATCGGATAACTGGAGTAGATTCTCTTAAGTATTCTGCAAAAGAATATGCACAAGGTGATAATGCTAGTACAGGGGGTTCATCCAAGGATTATGCCCAGTATACAGGTGGAAGTGTCAGGGGAGAAACAGGAGATCATTCTGCTAAAGCATGGTCAGTAGGTGGTACAGGTGTGACTACAACTTTAGGTAAGGGGGCAGCAAAGCAATGGGCAACCACTACAGGTGCATATGTTGACA